GATAGTGTGTATTTTGGCAACTGTGCTGTCAACATTGCTCTGATACCACAGATTTGGGTATTTCTGCAATAAAAGCATCATGGCTTTATCTGTAAAGCTGCCATAACCTTCGCAGCCACCCGCATTGCGAATGTAAAGCTCATCAAACGTGATAAGGTTTTTGTCTTTATCCTCAAAGCTGATAGTAAGGCAAAATGGGTTGACGTTGAAGTCCATTCCTACTATGAGATTGTGGGGAATATCAGCGGTGTCAATAGGTGCAATAAGCATTTCCTCACGATAGTTATACATAGCGCGCAAACCAGCCAAATTGACATACTGCCCCTTGATATACATTTGGACGTGTGCTTCATCATAGCACTCGTAAAGGTCGGCAATGAAGGAATCCGGCAAAGACTTATTGTCCTCTGTGCAGGCTGTGATCTGGCTTATCTTGCCTGTCTTAGATAGCTCATAAACATACTTATGTCCTTCAGGCGTTGTGGTAATGGATAGTGTTCCATCTTTAGCACCTCTAAGCCTTGCCAGCGCACGTGTCCAGATAGCTTTCTGTCTGTCTAATGCGATAACATCAAACTCGTCAAGAATGCCGTCTGTGGCTGTGAATCCGATAAGGTTTTTATACTTCTCTAAGCTAATCAGCTTGATAGTGCCACGCAGTTCAGGTGTGTCAATTATGATGCTGTGATGCTGCTTATCCTCATGGTATTTGATCCGGTATTTATCAAGGGTTTCTAAAAGTTCAATGTAATAGGTTGAATAAATTAAATCATAGGTCGGGGCTGCATAAAAGATAAAGGCTTTGCCATGCCTAAGTTCAAGCAGGTAAAGCGTGCGCATCACATTGCTGTAGGTCTTGCCGGAGCCATAGCCCCCACACAAACACATTCTTGGGTGCTTCCCAAAGACATATTCGTATTGGTGTTTGTATAGCCCAACGACCGCTTTAACCTTCATTAGATCGTTTTCCATTCAAAGCTAACAGCTTCAGGTTGGGTGTTATCGCTATTGTAGTCAAGCCGGTTATATCCCCTGCACTTGCCCTTGTTATTCAAATAGTAAAATATCGCTTGTAGTTCGTCTCTTTTAATGGCAAGAAATAGCTTGCTTTCGGCAAAGTCAAGGGACATTTCAAACACATCATTAACCGCTTGCGCATACTCTGGATCGTCTTTTAGCCAGTTGTAATGTTGCATTCTGCTAATTCCAACCGCTGTTGCTGCCTGTGTAACGACACCAAGCGTCTTTTCCAGAGCTGCAATCATGGCTCTTTTTTTAAGTGTCAAGTCTTGCTTTGTGTCAAGCACTGTTTTAGACTGCTTTGCTTTGGCTTGCTTAGGCATTAGTGATACAGCGTCCTTTGATAATCCTTGACTGCGGGATAATCACAAAATGGTTTAATTCCAGCTTTGGGGAATTTGGTTATGCTTTCCTTTAGCTTATCAAGCTGATCTGGTGAAATCTTGCGCGGATTCCGTGTTTTGAATTTAAGCAGTGATACTTTCATGTCAAGCCATTTATCTCTGCCTGTGTAACCTCTTGGTATTTACTGCAAATGAGGTTGTCGAGGTCAACATAGATAAGCTTAGTGATAATAGCGCACTCCTTTCTAATAGCGCAAGTAGCGCAGCATTTTGATTTGTCTAAACGATCCGCTTGGAGCTTCCTGATGTTCATGGTGCTATTTTTTAGCGGGTGGTTTAAGCTGTCAAGGTTTTTTTAGCGGAGCGGGAAATATAATTTCGTTTTGCTTTTGCAAAGCGAAATTGCTTTTTCTTTGTCTTTTGCTCTTGCTTTTACTATAGCTATTACTCTTACTATTACTGCATAGCGTTTGCATATGCAACTGCTTATACGTTCGGATATGCGTCTGCATCAAAGCATAAACAAGGCTTTTGCCATATTTCTACGCATTTCGATAGAAATCTCTTGACAGAATTTTAGGGTGTGTTTTTATTGGCACAAAACCTAAAGGAGGTTTGAAATGCTGAAACATGAATACAACATTTTCCCTGAAATGGTTCAGGATGAGTTTGAACAGTTATGCCATGACCTGAATAATCATGGCTATAATCCGGCAATGCCTATTTATCTATATCAAGGCAAAGTATTGGATGGCTGGAACAGAATACGTGCTTGTGAACTGTTAGAAATTCAGCCTGTATTTAAGGAGTTTACCGGCACTGATAGCGAAGCAATAATCTTTGTAATGCAAACCAATAAGCGCAGGAACTTAACAAGCTCACAGTGGGCTGCTTTGGCTGCTGAGGCTGATGAGCTTTGGCAGGTGCTGGAAAAGGCATCAAAGGAACGGCAAAAGCTTTCAGAAGGAAGAGGCATAAAAGGTAGGGAACAAATTCCCGACCTTAAGCCGGAGCGCCCACGTGAAACCATAGCGCAGTTATTCAACACTAATGATCGCTATGTGCAGGAAAGCAAGCGGTTGAAAAAGGATAATCCGGAAGCGTTTGAGCGGGTCAAGGCTGGGTTGGCTACGATAACGGAGATTAAGAAAGAGGAAAAGAAAGCCGATATTGAAAGCAGCCGCAACCGGTTAGCTGAAACAGGGTCCACCAAGGACATTGAGATTGACTTTAGGCTTGGTGATTTTGATGATGTTTTAGATAATATACCGGATGGCAGTGTTGACTGCATAATAACGGACCCGCCATATCCTGCTGAATATCTGAATGAATGGTGCAAGCTATCACTATTTGCAGCCCGGAAATTAAAACAAGGTGGTTTTTGCATTGCTTATTCTGGGCAGATGCACTTGCCTAATGTGCTAATGAGGCTTGGTAAAAATTTATGCTATTACTGGACATTTGCGCTTTATCATGGTGGCGCATCACAAATTGTGAATGGTGTTAATCTGATGTGCAGATGGAAACCTGTATTAGTGTTTCAGAACAGTTTACATAGGATTAAGCTTAACAACGTTTTTCAGGATTACTTTATATCAGAAGCAAGAGAAAAAGACGGGCACAATTGGCAACAGAGCATAAGCGGTGTTTCGTATTTGATTGAAATGTTTACTAATCCTGGTGATTTGATTTGTGATCCTTTCGCTGGTTCTGGAACTACTATCAAAGCAGCGCTTGCCAAAGATCGCAGAATTGTGGCTGCTGAGATTGACGAAAAAAACTATAATATAGCGAAGGCGCTATTATGACTATAGCCAGAAAACTACATTGCACAAATCCGGACTGTCCACACGAAACACTAAAGACAATGAGTGATTGGATAAGAGAAGAATTACCAGACAGCAACACCGGTTTTACGGTATCTGATCTTGACTTTATTATTTGGAATTACAAGACAAAGCGCACAATTATCTTGGAAGTAAAAACAAACAATGCAGATTGTAAATATTGGCAACGAAGTATGTGGAAAAACATCAACAGGTGGATTCGCAATGGCATAGATCAAGGATGGGAATATCTTGGTTTTCATTTGCTTATATTTTCAGGGAAAGACTTTAGTCAGCCTGTTTATTATGACTATAATCCAATTACTGAACAAGAATTAAAAGATATACTATCATTAAAGGAGACAACATGATTGATCAACGGTATCTGAAAACGAGGGATGCAGCCAAATACTTGGGGCTTCCTGAGAGTGAATTGCGCAGGTATGCCAGAATGAATTTAATCCCATATTCCCGTCCAGGGGGTAAGGTGATGTTATTCGATAAAGCAGACCTGGATCACTTCATTGCCAAGCACAGGGGGCAATGATGAGAGGGGCATGGTATTTCAAGCATGACTATTCAGCTAAAGCAGATCAGAAAGTTATGGAGCTTGAAATGGAATTTGGACAACACATAGGCTATTCAATGTGGTTCAGATTACTTGAGGCTATGGGAGAGGCTGGCGGCACAATGCCAAAGAAAAAGCTGAAACTATATGCCATAACAATGCAAGTTGAGTATAGCGTTTTATGTGAATTTATTAAGTTCTGCATAACCATCGGCTTAATAACTGAAACAGAGGAATGCTATTTCAACGACCGTTTTGTTCAGGAATATGGCAAGATAAGACACGTTAGTGAGCAAAACTCAAAGAATGCCAATAGCAGATGGGATAAGGAACCAGATGCAGTTGCAGGTGCAGATGCACCCGCAAAGCAACCGCAAAAGCAGACGCAACCAAAGCCCAAAGCCAAACCAGCCCCGGTTCCGGAAAGCGAGGAAATCCAACGGCTGCGTGGGTATGTAGCTGCCATCTTTGCTGATTATCCTTGTGCCAAGAATAAGCCGCTAATCACTACAGATGAGTATCAAAAGCTTATAGATAAACACGGATTTGATAAGCTGGTTGTTATGCAGCGGATTTACTACGAGTGGAAAGCCAAGCTATCTAAGAAGCACAATTACACAGATTATGGCACTATGCTGAATGGGTGGGTGCTGGAGCGCGCTAATGAGGAACTTAGCGGCACTAAAGCCAATGGCAAGATCGAGCCAAAAGGGGAGTGGTGATGTTACAGTTTCCAGAATGGTATGTAAAGCCAAAACCGATCATTGACTACATTGAAAAGTGCCTGCAAACTAAAGATCCGTTTGCCATGCTATTTGTCGGAAAAGTAGGCTGTGGCAAGACATATTTAGCAGAGCAGGTTTACAATTACATTGAAACAGAGAACTCTAACAACCACCGCATTAAGATGCTGTTCTCATCAGCTGCCGAGGTTTATCGGGAATACCTTGCTGCACTAACAAAGCAAAATAGTGATAAAAACGATCTGATAGCAAGGATAGAATCCTACCTTACCTGGGACGTTGTAGTGCTTGACGATCTTGGGAAAGAAATGGACACCGGAGCTGCTAAAACGTTTTTTTCAAATCTGCTGTGCATTCAGTATGATGCGTTCAGAGAAGGCAAACTAAACCGGTCAATCATAACCACTAACTACAGTGGGGAACAGCTAAAACAGCTATATGGTGAGCACGTAGTAAGCCGGCTGGTGGAATACTACACAATAGTTGAGTTCAAGGCCGGAGATTACCGTATGGCAAAAGCAAAAAAGGTGATAGGATGAAAAAACAAACTGAACCACAAGGAAACTACAGCACAAACAAAGACTGCGAATGGTGCCAAGGCAGGGGGTTTATTTCGGTGCCGGACCTAAAGCAAGTTTGGAGTTTAGGATTGTATGAACGGATAATGCGGATCGGCTGGCTATTCGCACCGCAGCGGAGCATGTATTGCCATTTGTGCTATCCAGAAACACCTAAAGCGCATAATGGCAAGCATTACATGAACCTGCTGGACTTCATATCTGAAACCAGATTCAATGATAATGAGGATTTGTTTCTGATCCGGCACTGCCTTGATTGGCATCTGAAGGCACGGCTGGACAGCGATACTGTTAACCGGCTTTTAAGCAGTGTTCTGGACGCAGGGATGGATAATGACTAAAATTACGAAGGAAATCACCATCAGCCGGATATATTCTATCCTTGTCAATCACGGCAAAGATCGGGCTTGGCTGTGGTTCTGGCTGGATGATAACGGCTATGAGACGAGTTTGAAGCGCTGCACTGAGGCACAGGTTGACGAGGTTTACAGCAAGGTGAAGGAAGTGCTAAACGGGAGGGGGATATGAAGCCTTATCACGAAACAGAGCATGGGGTGCTGTATCACGGGGATTGCCTGGACATCCTGCCAATGCTGGCAGATAAGAGCGTGGACTTGGTGCTGACCGACCCTCCGTATGGGATAGGCGCAGACAAGGGCTACAGTGTTCCCGAAAAGAATAGGTTTGGTGTTTGCAATCAATATGATGGAGATTGGGACGGAGAAAGGCCACCCCAAGAGATATTTGATTTGATACTATCACTAAACAAGCCGACCGTCATGTTCGGGGGTAATTACTTTACGGATATGCTTCCGCAAGCCAATCATTGGGGAGTTTGGGATAAGAAAATAACAATGCCTACCTTTTCAGGTGCGGAACTAATATGGACAAACATAAAACGCAATTCAGTAAAGGTGTTTAGATATGCTTTCAATGGATTGGAAAACAGAGAGACAAGATACCACCCAACTCAAAAGCCATTTAACTTAATAGGAATGGTGCTAAATGAATATTCCAAAGAGAACGACCTAATCCTTGACCCCTTTGCTGGCTCTGGAACGACTGCCATTGCTTGCATTCGGTATAAGCGGAGGTATATCATGATTGAGAAAGAGGAAAAGTATTGCGAAATATGTGTAAAAAGGATTGAATCAGAGCTACAGCAGACGGAGATAGAGCTATGACCAAGCTCCCCTTCTGCCCGCACCGGCGCAACTCCGGCATCGGCCATGTGCAGTTTTGCGATAAGTTAACGCTGAAATCCGGTGTCAAGGTTCAGTGCGAATTGGTTGTTCCCGAAGCCTGCCCGATGGGGAGAGGCAAGGGCAAAGAGCAAGAGGAGATAGAGCTATGACCCGCACTGCAAAAGGCTTCCCGCTCTATGGAAATTTTTCCACAAAGAAAAGCGCAGAAATGTAAAGAAATTTCTTGACAAAAAAGCAGGGGGTGATTATCTTGAAATCATAGAGTGAAGGCAGCCCAGAGCAAAATAAAATGCTGCCACCTATAAAAGGAGATATTATGACACAGCCTGAAATCGTAGCCAGACTTAAACAAGTTGTCGAAGCAAACTACCCATTATTGGAAATAGAATTAGAACGCCATTGTGTTGGCGTTTGTGGTGAAAGTTCGTATGTTACGATATGGGGACGCAAATATAGCCGCTGGCTTAATCTATCAATCAGGATAAGCGATCATTCTGTTGGTGTACAACGCATAAACGAGCATTATCATATTTATTCAAAATCAACGAATGATGAAACAGAAGTGAGCTTAATGAACTTATGTTACATGCTTAGTTCTGGCTACAATGCTTTAATCAACGAATCATTGGGCATAATTCCCAAAACAAAAGCATTTGCAGGATGGACAAACGCTTATTATGCTGAATATGCAAATGCTAAATGTTCACCAAAAATAAAGATGGCAGCCGGGCAGGTTGCCGAGTAAAGGAGAGAACGATGATTGACAAAGCTGAATCAATCGCAGCATTCCCCGAAACAGAAGATGCTAAGCTGATAAGGCTTAAGCTGGCAGAGGACATTCCGTTTGAATTGCAACACCGCAATATCCCTGAAACATTCAAAAAATGGATGCTAACAGTGCTGGATAGCTGTGCTGCCAATGTGCTTGAAGGGCTTATGGAAAATGTGCAAACCTATCCGCTAAACAATCCTGCTGCCTATTACTTGCAGAAAATAATTCGTCAATGCGACACAATTTTAACGCAAATAGCCAGTATCAATAATATGCTGGCAGAAATAAAAGGAGAAAACCATGTCAATTAACCTAAACAAAGCAAGCCAATTTCTGGACGAGGCAGGGACTTTCCCCGCCACAATTACAAGCGCAAAAATGGACTGGACAAAGAATGGTGTCGAGTGTGTGGTCTTAGTTTTCTGCACCGATGACGAAAGGGAGATCAATGCTTCCTATACTGAAAAGATGTACTGGAAGCTAAAACGTGTGGCACAGGCAGCAGGCATTCCAGAAGCAAATTTTGAGGAATTCGAGCCTGAATTGCTAACCGGTAAAAAGGTAATAATCAAGACCGTGAAAACCCAAAAAGAGGATAAGGAGTTCACCAATGTTGGCGAAGTCTATGCAGCCCAAGCCAATACTAAGCGCAGCGACGAAGTGCCGTTTTAGGGGGATGCCATGAACGAAATAGAGATTTATACCGCTTTGCAAGAGATCAGCAATAGCCTTGCACCAAGCAAGCTACACCAGCACCACAATCCGGCTGATGCCTATTTCACTGTAATGATCGGCCAGGACTTGGGCTTATCTCCCGCTGCATCACTCCAGAATATCTACAATGTAAATGGCCGTCCTTCGCTATATGCTGACATGAAATTAGCATTGGTCAAGCAACATCCCGAATATGCAGGCTGTGAGATCAGTGGAGATGCCAAGCAATGCACAGTAACATTGCGCCGCAAGAATGCCAATGGTGTGATAGATACAGTAATCAGCACATTCACAATACAGGATGCGGAGCGTGCCAAATTAACCGGTAAAGATAACTGGAAAATGTATCCACAGCGGATGTTAAAAGCCCGTGCACTTTCCTATGCCTGTAACGACCTGTTTCCAGATGCAATGATTGGGCTGCTTTCAGTTGAGGAGGCAAAGGACATTCCCAAAGTAAATGCCAAGCAGGAATTGATTATTGACATGGGGACAAATGCTATTGATCTTAGCGGCGATAGCCCCGAAGCCGGCATCGAAACAGAGACGGCCGAGCCAGTAAATGAAATATTGGAAATCAAAAAAGCAATTTCGACGATGCTAACCAAAATGGTAGAAACCAATCTTGACGGCTTTGCTGATGAGATCAGAAGGCATAACTCATTTGTCAAACACCTATGGAATGGCGATCCAGAAAGCCCGGGGACTGTCAATGATTGTCAAGACTATAATGCTCTGGTTGCCTATCATGACCATTTAGCCGCTAAAATGAGAGGTGAAACCGCTAAGCCTACAATCAAGCAGCGACAGGATGCTTTGATCGACAAGCTAACGGCAATGAGGATCACAGGCGAGGAACTGGAGTTTTGGAGTGAGAAGGCGCAAACTGCTACCCGACACGCACAATTAGATGAAGTGCAGGATTGGATAGCCACAGCAGAGGTTTCCAATGTATAAAATCGCAACCTATGTTCTTAGTGCAGCGCAGTGGCTTAGTGCCGCTGCCTGCCTCTACTGCACAATGCTGTATGCCGATGGCAAGATGCCGTTCCGCTACGCTTGGAGCTTTGGCATGATCTTTTTCATTACTCTGGCATTGCAAATCATAACTGAGAAAAGAGGTGAGAAATGAAACAACCCAAACTAACGCCTAAACAGCAGTCAATGATAGCTTGGAAATTCCACATAACCAAGCTGCCAATGACTAAGTTCTGTGATAAATACAAGTTGGATTATATGCAATTTTATTTTTGGGTAACAGGCAAACGCCACTACTCTGGCAAAGACCTGTATAATAGCTTTGAAACCGCCCTGCTAACAGAGTTTGGGCTAAAAGTGAGGTAAACATGGACACAATCACAATTCTATCAGTCATTATAGCCGGTTTTATCGCATACACAATATTATTGCTGTGTGGCATACGGGAACGGGATCGCTTGATAAAAATACTTCGGGATCAGCTTTCTGATGCCGAAGCAAGAGAGATAAACGCCACGTGTGTGGCTCGGAAATACTGCCAAATAAACCGTAAACTTCAATGCCAGTTGGATGCTGAGAAGGTTTTCCACGCAACGGCAATAAAGCTAATCCCCAATAGGGATAAATCTGGCAAGTTTGCCAAGAGAGGTGAGAAATGAACCCAAGATTTGAAACAATTAACGGGCAAATCTGTATGATGCTGGAGAAGCCTGTTGAGGAAGGCAGTAAAGAGTGGGCGGTGTGGCAGATGCTGC